GCTGCTGATGCCATCATGTCAGGCAAGGAAATCCAGGACGGCCTGGATCGCCAATGGGAAATCCGCGTCAAGATGATGGCCCACTGGTCGACCAGGCTGGATGAGCTGCGCGACAAGGACACCACCAGCAATGTGGTCCAGCTCAGGCAGGTGGCGTGATGAAAATATTATTCGGCCTGTGGGGTTTCCTTGGCTTCTTTGTCTGTGGCTTTGCCACCCTGGCCTATTCGACACCGCTCACCGTGGTGCCTTGCATCCTGCTGCTGTGGATCGGCGGCATGGTCATGCTGGCTTCGGCCTTCCTGATTGACAAAATGCAGTAGCAGCCCAGCACCCGCAGCAATAAAAAAAGGCCCGCCCAGGTTTCCCTGGGCGGGCCAAGTTGTTTTCACCCATGTACGAAATTGCCCGCTCATCAGGCGCGGGCCACCTATCGTCCTGGCCGGAGGTGCAAGATCAGGACAATTCCATTTCAGACGGCCAGGTTGGCTTGCACACCTCCCAGCACACCAGCGATGGCTTCGCAGATAGCGTCGAACTGATCCTCATAGACAGCGGCATCGGCCGAACTGTCAACGAAGCACACCTCAATCAAAATGGCTGGGCCGGTCGTCTGATTGAGGAAGAATAAATCGGTGCGCTTTTTTGCGCCGCGGTTGATGAAGCCGCAGGCCGCAAGGGCTGCTGACACATGGCCAGCCAATGCGCTCTGCGTCACATAAAGACATTCGCTGCCCATCGGGCTGGTGGTTTCAATGTAGGCGTTGAAATGCACCGACACATCCAGCTCGCGCGTCTGTGAATTATGATAGTCCACGATGGTGTTGAGGTTTTCATTCTGACTGTGGCTGGTGTCGTCGTGGAATGTTTTAACCGCAACACCTCGATCGCGCAGATTATCGGCCAGGCGCTCCACCACCTTGCGCGCCTCATCCACCTCATCAAGGATGCCGGATGCGCCGCGCGCATAGAGACCGTGACCGGATGAAATGACGATGCGGTTATAACCAGCCGAGGCGACAGCACCGCGCGAGGTGAAGGGAAATTCGACCACCACCTCATCATCGGTGGTGATGCCCAGGACTTCCATGGCACCAGGGGAAATATCCGCCACGCGATTGGTGTCAACATGCGGCCCCCAATCGGCCGGATATAACTTGAGCGAACGCCCTGTTTTGGGCGCATGCACCAGGGCCATTTCCTCAAGCAGCATGTAGGCAGGCGTCTCGTCATAGTCCCAGCGACAGGCAATGTAGTAGGTCTGCGGGTTGAGCCTGCGCGCCAGGCCTGTGGTGCCTTCCGGCTGGTAGCTCAGGAACAGGTGCGGTGCCTGGTCAACGGCACTGATGAAAGCCAGGCCTTCATCCGGTGCCACGCCCTCATCGTTTGGCCCGCCGAAATGCGACACCTTGCCTTTCAGGCTGAGCATCATTTGCGGTCCTTCCTTAGCAAGCTGCTGGCGTCCATTTCAGCGCGTCGGCTCGCGCGCGCTGGTAGGCAACAATTGAACTCTGCAGGCCTGCAGATGCGCGCCCCGGTTGGTCGCGAGCGTCTTTGAGCCAACCGGTGAACAGATGCTTGATGTTATCCCTGAATGCATCATCAACCGCCGCAAGCACCTGCGCGCGAATGTGGACGCGGTCTTCGTCGGTGACACAGACAGGCTTCGCCGGTTGAGCATCACTTTGCGAATAGATCATGCTACCGACTGCCAGCATCATCACAACAGCAAAGCCGACCACATAAAACCATGGCTTGGCGCTGGTCATCATTTCCGTTTGCGCTTTGGTCCTGGCGCGGCTTGCTGCGTTGTCTTGGCAATGAAGTCACCAAGCGTCAGCGGTGGCTGCCCCTCTAATGCGCGCAAGCGGTTTTCGTGATCATAAAGCAATACGCCCTCGGGCTGCGGCTCCGGTGCTACTGGCTCGGGCGGCACATACGGATCAGGCACACCGCCGTCGACAAGCCATTGCTCGTATGCGTCGCGGTCGCGATTGGCCGGATCGTTCGGAATATACGCGCCGTCGACGGTGCGGATCACAACGTCGCTGTCGGTGAGTTGATAGTCGGCCATTACAGCCTCGCGTCCAGCGAAAAGGTACGCTGCATACAATAACAGTCCCCGGCGGCAGCACTGGTGAGTTGCACCCGCAATTCTCTGCCAGACAAGGCATTCAGCGTGAAGGCGGAAGCGTTGCCGGATATTCCCGGCGCAAGTTGTGCTATCGTGGGAAGGCCGCGCATTTCCACCGAAAGCATGTGGACGTAGATCATCCATACCGATCCGGTTGTCGCGGACCATCGCGCTTCGGGATAGACCAATTGCCAGTACCGTTGACACCAAACCAACTCTTGCGGGTAAGGCCGAATGATGAACGGCGAGCGCGCCGCGCTCGGCCCTTCGTTGCCGGGATGCACGGTCACACCGGTAATGCGGAATATGTCTGACGTTGCGGCGACGGCATTGATTTGCCCCGGTGCGGCTTGATAGTTTCCCGCCAGCCAGGCGTTTGCCGATGGTGCAGTAAAGGTTGCGCCACACCCCATCGAGAACGTCAGCAATATTCCAGCCGAATTATCAACCGCCCATGTCCCCGTCGTGTCACCGGGAATAGTGACCGTGTTGTATTGAGGAACGTCTGCAACGCTATGCGTATAGGTGAACGTATAAGAGCGGTTTGGCGTACCACTGACGCTGTTGCGAATCGAACCGCTGTAAAGTCCCGGTCGATGATGCGACGACCAAAAACCAATGGTGAGCGGTTGCGCGTTGGCGGTGCCCCATGCGAGTCGAGCAATGCGAAATCCTTCAATCGGTTGATAAATAAACAGGTAATCACCAGCACCAAGCGCCGCTTGAGCGGTAGAAACGGCAACAATTAGCACATAAGGAAACCCGAGAGCGACAAACGGGCCGCCAACGGACGCGGCTTGTGAGCTACTAACTCCCATTGTGCCGACAAACCCATGCTTCCAGCCGTCGCAGATATAAAACCCGGTTGAACTTATCGCGGCTGTTCCGCGTTCCTGGCTGACCTCCATGCCGCCGTTAATCTGCAAGCCGTTGTAGGCCATCGCGTCGAACGGCGCGGCGAAAATGTTTTGCCGCGCCTGTTGCTGTTGCGCGGCGGTTAATGCTTGCGCGGTGTCATAGCGGACGACCGTATTGGCCGCCGCGCGCGACGTATCGCTCGGATGAATGTGGTCCTGGCGCGCAAATAACAGCGACGTGCCGACCGCCGCCGTGCTGTCCATGAGCGGCGGCGCGGTGCCAGGTGCACCGGCACCATCTGCCCCAGCTGGCCCTTGCGGGCCTGTCGCGCCGGTATCGCCTTTCGATCCTTGTGATCCTGTCGCGCCAGCTGGGCCTGTCGGCCCTGCCGGGCCGGTTGGTCCCGGCACTGTGCTGTCAGCGCCTGTCGGCCCTGTCGGCCCTGCAGCTCCTACTGGTCCCTGTATCCCTTGCGGGCCTGTCGGCCCTGCCGCACCGGTCGGGCCAGGATCGCCTTTCGGGCCTTGCGGACCATTTGCGCCGTTCGGTCCTGCCGGTCCCATTGGTCCCGGTAAACCGGGTGGGCCTTGCGGTCCCTGTGGTCCTCCTGGTGTGCCGGGCGGCCCTGGCGGTCCCTGCTCACCTGTTGCTATTGTCTCAACATCGTCGGGATACAACACCACGACTGCACCACCGGCAGGATCAATGGCAACGTCGCGGTCTGTTGCAGAGCTAACATCGCTCATCGTGTCGGACCTGCATTGTTGGTCAGCGTGCCGCTCCAGATTTTTGTTTTGAGGCCGCCCTGGGTCATGATGTTGGAATGATCAAAGCTGCCGAGGCCAAGGCGCTCCAGCTCATCCTGGCGAATCAAAACTGTGAACAGGCCGAGTGCAGGATTGATCAGCACAATCTCACCAGTATCGGTGGCGAGGCGCAGCAGGGCCTCAACATCAGCCGCATGCCTGCGCAGCATCATTTCCAGGGATGCTCCAGTCATGTTGATCGGTGCACCTGATGTGTCCATCAGGTATTGAAACTTGCGATAAAAATCCGCGTCGTTCGTTACGGTGATGTTGACGATGGCCGCCATGTGCACTTGCCCTTCACGCGAAAGCCGCGTCAACCTGTTCGCACGTGGTGATGGCCCCTGCCGTAATCTGCGCTTGCACATCAGCCGCGATCACAAAGCAATTATTGATATGCGCCTGCAGCTCATCACTCATGGCAATCACCTGTGCGGAAGTCAGATCATAAAACATGCCATCGGCGGCATACCACTTGGTCGCCAACGCCGCGATCCGTGCACCGTTGATCTTTGCTTGCGCGCGGTCATCAGTGATGATCGGCATGCCTGATGCAAGTGTCAGGCCTCCTTGTTCTTTTCGCCAGCGCGCGTCAGCGGTGTAACCTGTGAGCTGCGCCTTGCTGTAGGTCGTCGCGGTCAGTTGCGACATTGTGGTGCCGTTCCACAACCAGGCAGGTAAGAATGCTGCAACGTAAAACCATATTTCGGCCTCGCTTCCGATTGGTGTTGGTTGCACGTTGATTTGCGCCCAGGCCGCATAATCGGCATCGCTAGCCGGATCGACATAGGTATTGCTTTTTGACGAGTAGGCTTTCGTCTCGTCGCCGCCGACATGCCAATACCAATCGCGCGCGTTGAACATTGGTGCGTTCTCCGATTCAGGAATATTGCCCGCCGGTCGAGATCACGCCGGGAGAGGTTCCCGGAAAATAGTTAATCCCCATGCCCTGCGA